TCAAGCGCTAATGCAGCTCTATATTTACTTAGGTTGGCCACAGACTTACGAGTATAAACACCACCCAAGAAATCATCTATCTTCGCTGACTCCATAGCCAGCCTGAAAAATTTACCCAATTCTTCGCCTTCTATTTTAGATACAAATTCAGAACTCAGAATGGCTCTAATATCTCTGGGTTTACCTCTGAGCATCTGGTGCCCTATCTTTACAATCTCAGGACGCCATTTGTCTGCCAAACGCTGTCTACCAAGAACACTCAATGAGTTGAATCTACCTTCGAAGAAGTCATCCAAACCACCAAGAAAAGAACCTATCTGATCTTGAAAGTTTTGAAAGTCCCTTGGACTGAAGTTACGTTCATAGGCAGTATTTAAGAACGGTCTGAAGGTTTCTCCGGCTTGAGGCCCAATAAATCCTCTTTCATAAATCCTAGCACGGCTGTCAATAAACGCGTGATTGCTGAAGGCAATGTCATTTTTCGAAAACCACTCCATAGCTTTGAAACGTTCATAAGAATCTCCTCTCGAAATGATGTATTGTTTGTACGTGTTCAAGTTGTCATAGAACGCGGCTTTACCTCGGTCATCACTGAAGTTCAACAGCTTTACAACAAAATCATGGTAATCTCTATCTACTTTGAATTTACTTTTGGATGCCCAATTCAGGGAATCTATCATATCTTTGTCTAAGAACTTTTCAGGAAAATTTGTGAAACTGGAAGTGGAGGTAATCGGTATCCTTGTGTCAGTCAACAATCCTATGTTGTTTCTAACATAATACGTCTTAGCGCCTTCCCTAAAGATTAATTGGTTCTTGGGGTCTATAACGCCCACGCGCAAGCCAACATCTATGCTACGATTCAACTTGGCGTACCGCTGAATCCTGGGATCGGTAATTCTTATATTATGCGAGAAAGTGTCATAGTATGGTCCAAAGTATTGACCACTCAATTTGCTCTTCATCCTACGTTTTTGAACACCAAAAGTCTCTAGACTATAGAATTTGTTATTTGACTCCACCAGTCGCTTTCCCAGATTCAACCATTGAGTTCTGGTACCGTTTATATTGGCCATGTTATAGAGATCTCTGCCCAGAGCCACAGCAAAATTATCCAAATCGGGACTGTCTGCTAGACTCAATCTATGGGCGAACCTTAGGTAGAATTGCTGTAACTTATCATCTGGAACGCGTCTTTTTATCTTAATTGGGATGCGTACATCAAATACATCTCTGAGCTGTCTAGCAAGCTTAGGAGCCACCCTATCTTCCCACTTATTTCTAGCGAGAATATTAGCTACAAACTTGTCAGATAGATCTTTAAATTGTACAGGACCCAGAATCGGATCAATATAATTGTCTAATTTTAACTTCTTTAAAAAGTCAGCATCTTTTCTCAGTTGTGTTTCAATTGCATCTGAAACGTTCATTACATCAAATTTAACTTGTGCTTGTGATACGGCCTTAAAATTGGCCCATGCAGATGGATTCTTTCTATATCTTGTGAAAAGGATTCTGAGATTGTCTGATACAACAGCTCTTTCATTAACACTCATATGGTCTTCTAGACTCTTTATGAACTTATTAATATATGTCTTATCAGCTGCTTTCAATACTGTGCTCTCATTCACCAGTCTTAGATTGTTTTGTAAGATGGCCGGAGAAGGTTGAAACAATCTACTGTCTTCATATCTACCTGTTATGGGATTGAAAAGCAGTTGATCATCTCTGGGCAATCTATTGAGAACCAAATTCTTAGTCCTGGTCTTGCTACCAATTAAGTTACCACGATAGTTTGTTAAGGACAACGTGCCGCCCAACTCACGAGATTGTAAGATATAGTATTCTTTCAAGGTATTTGTGAGCTTAATACTATCTAGGAAATCCTCTGGAGCACTGGCTCCTAACTGCATTGCATCCAATTTTTGTTTGGCCAATGCGAATTTCTTGGTGTCATTGGGGGTAGAATAGTCAGAGTCTGTCAATTGACGTAACTGCCGTATTCCTAATTCGGCACCACTTGGAGCAGTGAACTTACTGACCTCTAATTTACCATTGTTAAAGAGTTCTACCTTTTGGTGATCTCCTAGATGTCGTAATTGAACATCGCTAGGTTGCCTCAGTAACCATGCATTGTAAGACTCCTTAAGTGGCGTTTGACCATCATAGAATGCTATTTGGGCAGGAGTCAACTTCTTTAAATTTCTCTTACGTACCTGATTAACACCTTCCAACTTACCCAAATCATTCCAATTTTTTACAATGGGAGTCGTTGTAGATCTACAGCGCCAATGCGCTGGAGGTAGATGCGATGTGTCAGATACGGGATATATTTTACCATCCCTATGTGTACATATTTGAGTAGTTCTTGAATCCAGTACAGCCACATATTGCCACCCACGTAGCATCTTAGCATTGGCCTCATAAACAGCGTGGTCAGCCTGAGCATACACGCTAGTAATTGATGTGGTAACTAAAGCTTTAGATTGATTTCTTGTGATTTTGTGAACACTGCCACGCCTAACATTCCTGGCAATGACTTCTGGAGTATCGCCATCGGCCAGACCTTTCCGGATCACACCCACTATTCGCTTTTTCTCATTATTACTTACGTCTATCCAACCCAATGCTAGAGTCTTATTCTGATGCAAAGGATTTTTCAATACGAGTTCTTCAGCTACACGCCTCTGTGGTTTACGAGTACGCCACACATTACTGACCGATGCTTCTAGGTTTTGGAACGTAAACGATACTTGGTCTGATGCAAGATCCAATAAAGATCTTTTGGAAACATTGAATGCTTCTTTAAAAGTTCTCTTCAGTTCCCTGTCCACTGTTAATTGGAAAGTCTTAAAATTTCTAGATGTCAATTTGGAAGTCTTAATAATCTTGTCCAATCTAACAACATGCCCATTTAACACCACTTCAACCTTCCCTATAGTGTTCTTCTCATACAATCTCAGTAATGCTGCCCTATCTACCCTTCCATCGTAAATAGTTGTATTAGCATTGTTTATCATTTGACATTTTCAAAGAACTCAGGATCTTCCTCTTCTTCCTTGTTTATGAGTTCGTCTTCATCAATTTCCTTGACACCTTCTTCGTCATCGTAATCAGGAGCGATCATATCATTCTGCTTGAGAATTTGCAACCAAATAGAACGTGGGATCAGCCCTGTCTCATACCACTCAGTGGCCAATCTTAGCCAATCAGCACCCAAGGGTATTGGGTTGAAATCTGCTGATAACATGAACTTCACTTCTGAATCTTTAATCTGTTCACCTGTGCGCCATTCGATCATGAATGCAATGACCTTAGACATTATCATACTAATCTTATTATTCAAAGAGCCCAATTGTGCATTTTGCGCCGCATTACGTATTTCCAAAGCAACACCAGATTGAGCACTCTCAGGAGACAACATGCGTATACCCAACTTAGCCATCTCTTCAATGGCACTGGCTATGGCCGTTTCCATGTCTTTCAAAGCTGCTGTGGGAGTTTCCAACACAGTGGCCTTGTCATCTACACCCAGATGCAACCATGTCCCAAGACCAGCATCCACGATTTTCTTGAAATCTTCAGGAGACATATCTGATTGTATTATGGGAGTATATGTAGAAGCACCATACAACAGGTGATTACGTCTACTCAACTTATTATATAAGGCAACCTCTTTATCGATAATCGGAGAAAGTATCGGCTCTGTTATGGAGATACTACCGTTTAGAGGCCATGCAGGTATTATAGTAAGACGCTCATTATTGGCAAATATATTGGTCTTAGTTTCAGTGAGTACGTACTTATCCATAGTCTTCGAATTGTCTTCGAACTTTGTTCCACTGACCATAGGAACTTTACTCTCTTCCACAACTTTCTCAAATACTCTGATCTGATAAAGACCCCCAACCAGCTCATGTACAAATACAGTACTTATGTAGTTTGGATGGAATTCATTATCTTCAGGATATCTTGCCACTGTCCCTTTCACAATCAACTGCTCAAGAATGGAATTACCCTTTACGTCTGTCTTAGTCTTCCAATTAATAATATTCTCTGCCTTCCAAAGAACAGGATAAGGAGCCCTTTCAAACATCTCTTCTTGACTTATCGTACCAGCTTCTTCATCTGTCAATACAGGATGGTCAACGTACACCCAAGCACGACTGGTCTGCATCTCTTCCCACAACCCCACATCCAAAAAGGAAGTTATGGTGGAGTTGTCCTGAGTGAAATTATTCATTATCCAGTCCATTGTACCTTCTGGAACACTATCAGGTAATTCCAATAAAGGTTCTTTCCTTAATAAACCACCGACAAGCATCCTTGCGAATTGCGACACAATCCCTGGCAACTCTGCCTCAGCTTTATAGAATGCATACTGAGCATCTGACATGGATGGCGAAAAAGGGATTAATAGATTTGTATAGTAGTGGACATCTATATAGTAATCTAAGTTCTTCACGTATCGCTCACCACTACAGACAGCGCGGCTTCTTTGCCATATGTCTTTCATAGACTCGTATTCTGCATTCGGATCCGCGACTATCTTAGTCTTGTCCGCAGCGTTTGCGACACCCATTTAATTAACCCCTAAGCTTCTTGTTAAACTCGGTACGACTTCCTTCAAAAACGTTATTAGTAACGCTTCTAGCGATAATACCGTTTCCGTGAGTCTGAATAACCCAGTTGGAAGGAATCAAGTCTTTGCCCTCAAAATCACGAGCCTTACCTTTTTTGATAAGACCAGGCGTCGGTACTGCAAGATTCACGTGAGTGGATACATCCTCATCCTTCGCTGCCACACTCGATTTCAATGTCCTTTCCAATGCTGATTCTTTAGGTACTGGTGGAGACATAGATTCAGCCTTGGGAGCAATAGCCGCAGGAGCAGGAGCTGCCTTGGCAGGTTCAACCTTAACTACAGGAGTTTCTTTTTCTGCTACATCGTTCATATTAACCTCTTTTAAAGTTTAAGTCGGGGTCTTTTCAGGAATGCTCTTATTCTAGAAAAGTTCACCCTTCTTTCAATTGGCTCTGAAATAAATCCAGGCGTCTGTTGTCCACATTGTATCCAACCATCTGTAAACAATTCTATACCACAACTGTTAGGCCACCCAGTATTCTCACCCCAAAAACCTCCACCACCGGTAAAGATGGTTTCTTTCCAAGAGTTGAGTTTATCCCAAGTATTTAGTAACATTAAGCCACCAAGACGGTTGTGAAACAAACGGCAGCGCGACTGCTACCGATCGGTGTTGTTGTATAATTTGTTATAACAATAGTAACCGGTGCACTTTGTGATAACCCAGTTCCATTTAAGTCTACCACAAGATTGCCACTACCATCTGTAGTTTCGCCTATACCCTGTTTAACAATATTTGCGGTCGATAGATCATAAGAATCAAATACACAGTAAGTAAGATTCGTTAGACTTTGACCACCCGTTATGGCACCCACTGTAGCCGATATGTTTTGTGAGGGTGAAGATAGGTTTATGGCCGTATCGTTCTCAACGGCAGTAAGGATAGTGCTCGTTGCCGCAGTCACAGGTGTGAACGTCTGGGCCGTTTCCGTTTCGGTGCCCAGACCCACGGAGACCGCGAAAACGCCTGAGAGCGGCTGCACGGTGTCCGACTCGGATGCAATCTGGAGCAGACCCGCAATGGCCAACGAGCCTGTCACGTTCAAAGCGCTGTCTGTCTCTTCAGCTAAGTCCAAGGAACCTGTAACGTCAGTGACCGGAACCAATATTTGAGAAGTATCGTTTTCAGAAGCGGTGCTCAGCAAACCTTTTACGAGAATGATTCCGGTAAAGGCTTGAGCAGTGTCAGTCTCAATGGCTTGAGGAAGAATAGCGCTTATGGCTATCCTTGGAACCATTATTCCTGAGAGATCGGTCTCAGTGGCTTGACCCAGTGTCTCTGAACCGTACAACAAACCTGCTGTATCTGTCTCGACTACCTGAAGAATGGTTTCCGGTGCATATACTGTTAGAGCTGAATCGGTCTCAAGCGCTTGTCCAACCACGACCGAAAGAGCCGTTTTAGGAACAAGCTCAATACCTGTGTCCGTTTCTGTTGCTTGAACGGTAGTACC